CTAAACATCTTTCCGGAGTATGCAGAGCTCCCGGAGGAGCAGGAAACCCGTTACCCTGGCCTGCTTTTTGAGTTCGTCCCCAACTGGCGCCTGGATGATGAGTTTTGGGGGATGTCTGATTATTATGACCTGGAGGGTATCTTCGATGAATTAAATAACCGGGTATCACGAATTTCCCGAGTCTTGGACAAACATGAATCGCCAAAACTGATCCTGCCGCCCGGGATTATGAAATGGGATGAGCAGTATGGGCGCTGGTATATCGAAAAAGAGGATCTTGAGGCCATCGAGGTAGATCCCACAGAGGCGGAGAAATTCGGGGACCTGCCGCGCTATTTAACCTGGGATGCTCAACTCGAAGCGGCTTTCAAGCAGATCGATAAGCTCCTGGAGTTTGCTTTTATTGTCTCCGAAACCTCTCCAGATGCATTCGGCTTGAGCAAAGGGGGAGCAGCAGAATCGGGGAGGGCATTAAAGTTTCGGTTGTTGCGGTTACTGGCTAAGGTAAACCGGAAAAAACTCTATTTCGACCAGGCGCTAAAAAATGTCTTATACGCGGCGCAATATTTAAACAATGCTTGGGGCCGCGGGCCGGAACCTCAGGATGTGCGTATCGAGTGGAAGGATGGGCTTCCTGACGATCCTTTGGAAGGAGCTCAGGTGGAACAGATCCGCACCAGTGGCAAGGCAACCAGCAGCGTTCGCAGCGCTGTGAGACGGTTGGATGAAATAGATGGAGAGCAGCTGGAGAAAGAACTCGATGAAATTCAGGAAGATGAAGGCGGCGGAGTTGGCGATGCCGGAGCCGGCGGAGGAGGTCCTCGCATAACATTGCCTTCTGGGATTGAAGGTGAGAAATAATGGCGGAGGACATTGAAAGAAATTTAATCCGACTCAGCGAATCAGAAGCCGAACGCCTAGTGAAGTTTTACGCTGAAGCGGAGCGGGAGATCCTGGACCGGCTTAACCGGGCGCTGCTACGGGGGAACAAGACCGAATACCTGGCCCAGATGAAGAAGAATATTGAGGCTATACTCGCGGATCTGCGAGCCGGTTCCCGCACCTGGTGCGAAGAAGCAATACCGCGTGTTTATTCGCAGGGGCTTTATTCTGCTAATGCAATGCTCGAAAATGCAGGCGTTGCTTTAAAGGTTGGCTTCGGTTCTATTCACCAGCAAGCGGCGCAGGTACTGGCAGAGAATACATTTCAAAGCTTGGACCATGTAGCTCAAGTTATAGGCCGTCGCACGGAAGGCATTTATCGCGACCTGGCTCTGGAAAATATCAGGGGTAGCGTGGTAGGTTATGATACCTGGAAGCAGGTAGCACAGCGGTATAGGGAGCAACTAGCCGAGCGTGGGGTAACAGGGTTTCGTGATGCGGCTAATCGAAACTGGAATATGCGGACCTATGCGGAAATGGTGGCAAGGACAAGTACTATGCAGGCGCACCTTGAGGGGACGGCTAATCGCTTAGCTGAACAGGGCCACGATCTGGTAAGGGTTAGCACTCACCGGGGCGCTTGTGAAAAGTGTCTGCCATGGCAAGAAAAAATATTGAGCCTTACAGGGAAGACTGAAGGATACCCGACATTGGAGGAAGCTAAGGCGGAGGGGCTTTTTCATCCCCGCTGCAGGCATGCTTACTCACTCCATATTGACCTGGACAAAGAGATCGAGGAGCTTGAAAAGGACCTAGCGGAAGATAGGCCGACGTATTATACTGAAATCCAAGGCCTTGACGAAACAGGCAGAAAGGGTTTAGCTGATGCTTTTGAAAAGGCTGTCACCTTTGGCTTAAAGAATAAACGCGAATGTCTTTTGACTATTGACACTAATGCCGGGCGTGAAGTATACTCAATAGTAGAGGGTGGAAAAGATTATGTTGAATTTCCTTCTAAACTAATAGAACTGCTTGCCCGAGCAAAAAATAACAGCATAATATCTATTCATAACCATCCCAGCAGTAGCAGTTTTTCTGCAGAGGATCTGGCTATTTTATCGACTTTCAAATCTATAAATACTTTAGCTGTGATAGGTCATGACGGAACAAGATATGTTATGAATCGTGGGAAAGGTCAAGCTCATAGTATCTCTGCAATAAGAGATACATTAAACAAAATGGTCAAGAAATACTATGATCATTACAACAATTTGGTCCAATCAGAAAAGATGACGCCGAGCGAAGCCTGGAAAGAACATTCCCACCGAGCTGTCAGCGATCTGGCAGAAGAATTTGGCTGGGAATATAGGAGAGTGATGCCAAATGAACAATAAAAGCGTTAAAGGCGTGGATATGGTAGACCTGACCCCGTCATACAATCAAAACTGGAATGAATATTGGGAGGAATACAGAGAAAGGTACTTTAAGGTCTACGGCGAATATCCGCCAAAGCCGGAAGAAAGCAAGAAAAAATAAGCGCCTGGTAAATGTTAATCAGGTGCTTTTCTTTTTGGGCTTTTTCGGCTTCTTCGGTTTCTCTGGCTTTGGCACACCTTCAACGGCGATACCATGAATCTTGGGGTCGTTGAACTTAATTGGAATCATACGCTTACTGTAGCAAAAACCGCCGCGCTCATCATCCCAAAATAAATTCTGGTGAATAATGCGCTGGGGTTTTTTGTTGGGGATGTAATGCATGCCGGCTTCTTTAAGAAACAGCCTTGTGTGCTCGCGACCCAGGCGGATGAGGGCGGGGATCGTTTCTCTTTTATTCAATATCCAGAGCCTTGTGTTTATTCCGACCGTTACAGACTGACGGTCGTTTTGTATGGTCCAGTTTGGATCGATGGGTTTGTCCATAAAAATACCTCTGGCGTAGATGATTAAGTAAGGATATTGCATAAATTCGCCGGAAGTTTTATATTGCCTGCTTGTCAGTAAAATAAAGCCTATGGAAGGCTTATTTTTATATTAATTTTTAGGAGGTGGCCCGGGTGGCCAAGAAAATAAGAAAAATTAACCTTCAATTGTTTGCAGATGGTGGCAGCGGCGATCAGTCTGCAAGATCCGGCGGCTATTCCGCCGAATACGTCCAAGATCTCCGTAACGAAAATGCAAGCTGGCGCACTAAACTGCGCACTGCAGAAGAAGAAAACGCCAAACTAAAAACACAATTGGACACTGCAAACCAGAAGGCAACCGACCTGGAGGGTCAGAACAAAACGTTCTTGGAGAGCGTTTGCAAGGTTTTGGGGCTGGACGCTTCGAAAACCAAACCGGAAGATGTTCCCGATAAAATTAAAGAGGCAACATCGAGCAACAATGCAACCGTGGAAAAGGCTCAGGAAGCCTTGAGGAAGTCCGCCTTTATTGCTGCGGCGGTCAAGCAGGGTATTCGCAAAGAAGCATTGGAGGACGCTTATAAGCTGGCAGATTTTACGAACGTGAAGGCGGATCTTGAAACAATGTCCGTATTTCCGGTGGATATGGACGGTAATCAGATCAGGGAAAAAGATAGGCCTGTAACTGGCCTTGATTCCCTGGTGGAAGGCATGGTCAAGGAAAAGCCCTGGCTGGCTGGTAAGACAAGCGGCGTTGGCAGCCCTTCTAACCCTGGCGGTGGAGGGGGATCTACCGATGAACCGGAAGGCTTTGGCGCTCAGTTGGGTAAGCAGCAGAAAGAACTGAGCAAAAAGCATATTGAAAGCCAGAGCCATTATTTCCCCAGCTAAGGGTGCAAAAATTTAATGGAGAGTGATAAGCATGAGCAAGTTTTTAGAGACTGAATTCGTGAGCACTAAAGAAGTTTTGAAGTTCCCGTATCATTATGTAGCGTTGGCCGTCATGGTAGACGATGATGGTATTCAGGCCAATGAGGATGGCAAGAAAATTGTGCCGAAAGGCACTGTTGTCGGCGGCGCGGTTAACCCCGTCCTGGCTAACCTTGATGAACCTGTGGTTGAAAAGCATGCAGACCCGGCGGTTAAGGCTGGGCTGACAACTGGAGAGGACAATGAAGTAGATTTAAATAATGAAATAGTTTGGGAAGCGGTAACTGCGGGGCACATAGGGAACTTGATTACAATAACCCTGGAAGACCCTGATGATGCTGAACAATCCTTATCTGTAACTGTAGATGGATTTGATATTACAGTAAGTTTAGCGACTGGCGTTGATAAAAAAATTACCAGCACTCCGGCTACTATAGTTGCCGCAGTAAATGGCGACAATTCTGCCAAGCTGCTTGTTCTTGCGGCAGGCACAGGGACAGACCCGGTCGAAGCGGTGGGTAAAACTCACTTATCCGGCGGCGCTGATCCGCAGACTACCGGGGCAGAAGGCGTGCTGCTCAACGACGTTGACGTAACTTACGGTGATAAGGAAGGGGCAATGCTGATTCACGGCTTTGTCGCTATTGATAAAATGCCCTATGGCGACAATAACGCTGCTGTTGCGGCGGCTGCCGGTTTAGTGCTACCGATGATTAAGTTCATTAAGTAGTTGTAAGAAATATTATCTGGAGAGTGATAAATATGAGCAAGACGATATTCGACATGGTTAACGCCAAAGAGATCGCAACCTACTGGACAGAGGCATCTGAAAACCGGGTTCCTTATCTTGGTGCGACGCTTTTCCCTGCCAGGAAGCAGCTCGGGCTTGACCTGAGCTGGATAAAAGGTGCTCAGGGGCTGCCTGTGGCACTGACTCCCAGCGCCTTTGACGCTAAGGCAACTTTGCGCGATAGGATCGGCGTGAAGAAGGTAGAGACTGAGATGCCGTTTTTCCGTGAGGCAATGAGGATCGGTGAGAAGGATAGGCAGGAGATCAACAAACTTCTGGCGGCTTCTAACAGCGCTACTTTGGAACCGGTTCTAAACCGTATCTTTGACGATGCGGGTAACTTAATTGCCGGCGCTGAGGTGCAGGCGGAAAGAATGAGGATGCAGTTGCTTTCTACTGGGAAGATCAAGATTACTGCTGAAAACAGGATGAGTTACGATTACGACTATAAG